TATGGATTTGAGAACACTGACATCCCTATCTAAAGAAACCAGACTGCTCACTTGTGTCCTATCTTTGTAGAAGGTGTCTTTATTCAACATATAATGGAAAACTATTTGTAGGCTGTTCTCCAGTTTTAAGAAATTGTATGATTGAGGCAGTCTGGATACGGTTGGGTTATTTGGGCGTCTATCTGTCTTTTGGATAGACATGGTGTCTGTCAAGCTATAGAATGCAGAAATATTGGGGTCTGCTTGTATGAGTATTCTCTCAAATTCAAGTTCCTTCTTTTCATCAAATTCAAGGTGTTTGGTTTTCTTTGCCCTGCATCTGAGCTCCTGGCAATACTCTTTTATCGTCAAAACTCTTTCTTCATCCCAAGGGCTCACAATACAGCTGTTGGATACAAAATGTGATATTCTCAGTATCATTTGTTGCCTGCTTACTTTATTGTAGGCCATAGAAAAGCTGGCGTTGTAATACATGTACTCAAGCCATTGTAGGTATAATGTACTATCTTTAGGTTTGAGGAAGAGGTACTCTAAATGTTGCTCACGGTACTCTTGTATGTCGTCCCTCGACCAGCCTAATCTGGATCGTATTTTCCTTATTATGCCACCTGACCGTTGGTACTTGTATAATGGGGAAATGAAATCGCAATCATTTGGGCTATCATCATAAATCAGTTCAAACTTGTTACTTTCTAAAGTTATTGTATACAACCCTTTCAACAAGCTACAACCTTTGGGTGAATATTTCTTTATCCTGTAATTGTTTGGATCCCCATTTGTTGAACAGTAAAGTATAGGCAAACAATCTGGCATGCCAAAAAGTTCAATTGGATTGTTGAATGGGTCAATGCTAGATGCATTCTCATTCCTCTGGCCAATGTTTAAGGAATAGCTCCTGTAGATGTTTATTGACTGTATCAATGACTGAATGTATGCAGAAATAAGTGGTACACCCATCCTAACAGATTCTCCTGATCTTGAATGCACATTCATAATATCTCTTTGGTATCCTTCGCTAGAGATGTTCAGCCCTACTTCCTTGGTTTTCTTTATATTAGGGTATGACATATGGCCATTGAATGCCATCAGTGAGATGAATTCCATGATGTATCGCTGGGAATTTGTTTTTTTTGTGCTGTCATTGATCCCATGTAGCTTCTGTGAAAGTTTGTGGTAGACTCTAAAATCCTCAAAATCTTGGACATCCTTAAC